ATGTCTACCACATATTTAAGTTCAGGTCTATATGGGAGTTCGCCAACTAGATCCGCTACTACCGGATAACTATTTGTATAGTTAAACGGATTAGTACCTAGATTATCCAGGTCTTCCATAATTTCTTTCATTTCTTTTCTTGTATAGCCAAAGCCAACAAGTTCCATACTAAAATCATTTTTCTGTGCAAATCTCCAAAACAAAGAAAGAGCTACCCTGTTATAAGTAACCTCTTCAGTATGAAGTGTGATTAAACCCGCTAATGTTTTCTTTACAGCCGGACGTTTATTTAATATGCAATCAAGTGTTACAACTACACGAAGAGGTACTTCGTTAGAGATGTCTCCTTTTTGCATAACATTACAGTACCAAAGGTTTTCCGTATTTCAAAATTAATTCTCTAAAGGCCTCTACTGAGGTTTCGGCTGCGTCAATCTCTTCTCTAGGAATTACCTTAGACGTAATCTCTATTGGGTACATTCCTTCGGTAAGTCGTGACTTACACCAGTTTACGTGACGGCACATGCTTCTTCCAGCAAACCCATCACAAGAACAACGAAGGCTGGAGTCGGTATAAATCTGGACTTCGCAAACTCCGGTAGTTGAAATAAAAAACTGTATGGTCTTCCAACCGGGTAGCTGTGACTTCTTAAAGTTATTCTTTTTCATTTCTTCTCCGATCTCCTTTTGGAGCATTTACAACTAAGGGTAAATCTGGAGCGCAGAAGGGCGTCAAAGGTATTCTCAGCCCACCCGGTAGCAGTCCGGTACTCCTTGCCTAGGTCGTCCAACACAAACAGCTGTAGGTTCTCTACAGGGGTTAGATCCCCAAAGATTGCATCTATCTCTCTTTGGTCGGATTCGTTCTCTTCGTCCCACTGAGCCTTCTGAGTACGCAAAAGCTTTGGATAGTCCATAAAAGCCCCTAGGCGTGGGGGCAGGGCTTCCGTTGGACCGTATAAACGATCGGGAATGGCCCTAATAAGGCTTTGAAGGGCCACAGAAGCTATCGTGGTCTTTCCGTGACCCGGTTTACCTACCAAAAGGATGCCAAGGCCGCAGATAGGGGATCCAGGGGTTCTAATGACCTTTCCAGATAGAACTGACTCCGTCCAAGCCATGACTTGGGTTTTGGTGTCAGAATCATCTAAGTCTGAGAACTCCATACCCAGAGTTTTTACGGGAACTCCTGAACGGCTAAGTCGACTTCTAGTGCTAGGGCGTTCTTGGTTAATGTCGTACATTAGTTACCTCCAAGTAGTTTTAACATTTTTTCTTGGTGTGCCAAGAAGTTGTCGTCAACATACTCGACCTCAGACTTTGTTGTCAACCCGTGAATTGTTGGGTAGTAAGCAATAAAGCGACGCCACATTGGGGTTCCTACTCCGGAGTTGTGTAAGTTTCTAGGGTCAGCAAAAAACATTCTGATCCCCTTTAAGATTGAAGATCTGTGTACGCCTTGGCCAACAAGCTTATTCATCCAGCTAATTAAAGACTTGCCGTTGACTTGTCCTGGAATGCCGGGACAGTGTTCGCGGATCTTGTCATAAAACTCAGCGATCAAATCATCGGTAGTCCAGTTGTCTTCTAGACGCTCGTATCTGCGCATAGATGCCGGGACGGCTTCAAAGGTTGTTGCTTTGTACTTTAAGTTAATCTTCGCCTGCTTATCTTGGATTTTTCCGATAGCCCCAGAATCTGAGTCTTCTACAAAACCGCGCTGTTTCTTCTTAGGCTCTTCGCCTTCTTCCAGAATTGGCCAACCCATTTCAACCTCCTTGGTTATCGGGGCACCCGATTGATTAGAATTACGTAGTAATTCTAATTCTTTATAGCTCTCTAATGACTTACTACTAGTAGTGACTGGTTCACCGACGTACGGAATTCCAGGCGTCGGTAAATCAGGCGTCGGTACTGGTTGGTAATTCCAGTTAAAGAGATCTACGTACTTCTTCCCTAGTTCAGTAAATTTAAGTGAAGTAACCCATCGCCCATTAGACGTTTGTTCTTTTACGGCCTTTATATATCCTGAACGTTTTAGCTCAGTCATTGCCGACCTAATTGCGTCTCGGCCCTCATTCATATAATTGCCTTCTTGAATTTCACTAGAAGACATAACTCTTCCTACAGTAGCAAATAACATCCACGTAGCCCTGGCTAATCCCGACAGGTGTGGGTTTGTATTTGGTGCGTGCATCTGCCCTCCTCTTTTAATTTTAGATCTTTTCAACCTTTTGGGGTAGTCCCCTAAATTCTCGAAGCGATATTCCGGTGAAAGTTTGCTCTACGACTATGGACATTGTCAAACCCAAAAAAGTAGCCGCTAAGGAGTAGACCAGCAGAAATTGCAGGCTACACCCTAGAAGTAGACAAAAAGGGACAGAAAGGGCTAAAGCTAATAAACCCCGCCATTTACCTATAGAAAATATTAAACTTTCTACGGCAGACAGAACACACGCAACAGCAAGCGAAACAATAAAAACTGTTGTCATTTAATGATCCTACTCTCTAAATACAACCCTGTCGATGTTAAAAGATTGGGTTGCGTTAAAGGTACTCGGTATAAATGTAATTGTCAATTTTGCGGAAGCAGCGTTTAGGGTAGCTAAAGCAGGGAATGTGTTTGAGATGTATGCCCAACGATCAGTTCGGGTTACTGTAACTGACTTCTCTGTGTATTGAGCTGTAACATCAAGTACCTTTGTTGGGTCATTTGGAAACGCCGGGTCTTGAATTAGTACCGGCAGTACAGATCCTGTAGGTGTATAGAACGTTACTTTAAGCTTATACGTACCTGCAGACAGGGCATTTTCTGGCTTAATAGCAATAGAGGCATAATAACCTTGACCTGAAACAACCGGCACAGTTCCTGAAGTTATGCCAAATATCTTAGTAGCGTTAGAGGTTCCAGCGGTTGTTACTCTACACCAAGAAGTTCCGTGAGTGATTTGGTCACCAAACAAAGATCCCCTAGAAGTTTTTCTAACCAGTGTTGAGTTTTCTGGTACCCACTTATCTAAGTCATTCTCAAAAGAAGCAGAAGGTATTAAAGACTCTATTAACTCTGGATACCCCCCGGACTCTAAGCCCGGCTTCACGGCCCAACTACTACCATGAGGCATTACTAAAGCAAGTGAATTGCGTAATCTAGAAAACTTAACCGCATAGTTAGGAAAATAGGAACTACGGCTAGCGTTAGTGTTTAAAACTCTATCTACTAAGTAGGTATTAGAGCTTCCTGATATAGGAACAATTGAGCTAGTAACAGAAGTTGGGTTAAGAAAGACGCTAGGAATTTTTCCGTACTCTGCCTGAACACCGTCAATATGGAAGAAAGTTGTTGGGGTTCCCACATAAGTGGCGGGAGGATCAATTTTAATATTTAAAACAAAACTTGTTTCCCCAACGGCTAGCTGCTTTACTGCATATATTCTTGTCCATTGATATTTATCTTTTTCAGAAACAAAGGTCGTTGATTGAAAAGCATTACTTCCTAAAGTAATTGTATAGCTTCCCTCAGCTGCACGAACATAAGCAGATACTACAAAGTCTTCGCCGCCCTTTGCTGGAGATGGAAGAACAACTGTTGTAGATATATTTCCGCCAGTTGTTGCAACATATGTTAGTTTGCCCATCTTAGACCCATACTTTGCAGTGTATGTTCCGCTTGTAGGAGTTCCTAAAGTTCCATTAGAATTTTTTACTGGCACTAGGGTAGACCCTGGAGCAGTATCCATAGTTAAAGTTCCTACATTGGCAGTCCAAGTTGAGATTGTTTCAAAAGAAGGTTCTTGAATAAAGTTATATACATTTTTATACTCCCACAGGCAGTCCCCAGGGAAAAAATATGGCGCAGTAACTGGAGTGCTAGACACTGGAGCACTAGACCCGTCAAAAAATGGTAGAGAAAGAGCGGTAGGTTGTAATAAACAAGAGTCAATGTAAGCAGACTCACCCACGGCGCAGTTTGGAAATATAATGAAAACTTTTACTACAGGGTTTCCGGAATCTCGA